CTACGTTTGTACTGTTGACGTGGCTAGAGGTGGTGGACAGGATTACTCGGCTTTTGTGGTTGTTGACATTACTGAGTATCCCCATAAAGTCGTAGCCAAATATAAGAACAACGAAATCAAACCAATGTTGTTCCCATCCATCATTTATGAAACGGTAAAGTCATATAATAATGCATGGGTGTTATGTGAAGTCAATGATATTGGTGATCAAGTTGCAGCTATTCTAAACTACGATCTTGAGTATCCTAATCTTCTTCAGTGTTCGATGAGAGGACGTGCGGGACAGATCGTCGGTCAGGGCTTCTCTGGAAAGAAAACTCAGTTGGGTCTAAAGATGTCTAAGGCCGTAAAGGCGGTTGGATGTTCCAACTTGAAGACAATGATTGAGGCCGACAAAGTTCTCTTTAAAGACTACGATATTATATCAGAACTTACCACGTTCATTCACAAGAGAAACTCATTTGAGGCTGAGGATGGGTGTAATGATGACCTTGCAATGTGTCTCGTCATCTACGCATGGCTGGTCGCCCAAGACTACTTTAAGGAACTAACCGACCAAGATGTCCGCAAGAGACTGTACGAGGATCAGAGAGACCAAATAGAACAGGATATGGCCCCATTTGGATTTATTAGTGATGGTCTAGAAGATGACATGATCACTGACGATGATGGAACGGTCTGGAGAAAGACTGACCTCGATGATATCAATTCCACATATGGAGACATGAGTTTTATGTGGGAGTATAATTGATGGATATTGAGAACGAATTTGATCTAGAACATTTGTTATTCGTTGAGAGAAACTGCAGAACTTGTGGGGAAAGAAAGAACCTTATTGAGGACTTTTATTTGACAAGAAAAGATAGAGGTTCATATCCATCTGCATATTCTTATGAGTGCAAAGATTGTACAAAGAAGAGAATTGTTATCAGTAGAATGACAAACAGAGTGTTTGATAGATGGGAATATCCAGACTGGTAATGTTCACGTCCAGTTTCCCCATCTGAAAGAGTAGCAAACAATAAATAAATTTAGAAATCAACTGAAACTTCTAGAGGAAATCAGATGGCTGGTTTAGGCTTAGTCTCTCCTGGTATTAAGGTAAGGGAAGTTGACCTTACTAGAGGTGGCATCACAGGCGTTAGCGACCAGACTGGCGCCATCGCAGGACCTTTTGTAAAAGGCCCCGTAAATGAACCGATCCTCATCGAGAATGAAAAGGATCTGGTAGATACTTTTGGAGAACCACAAGAAGCAAGTGCTCAATATGAGTATTGGATGAGTGCATCCTCATATCTCTCATATGGTGGTGTTTTAAGAGTAGTAAGAACTGATGGAGCAAATTTAAATAATGCAAATGCTGCAGTAGCCAGTGGATCTGGTTCCTCTATCACTAGTCTCAAAATTAAAAACGTAGAAGATTATTTCAATTCCTTTGAGTCCTCTACTACTTGGTATTGGGCCGCTAAAAATCCTGGTACTTGGGCAAACGATCTCAAGGTCTGTGTCATTGACGCAAGAGCAGACCAGACTCTGAGTGGTATTACAACTGCTGGTATCGTCGTTGGTGCTGCAGTAACTCAGGCATTCGGCGGTGCTCAAATTGGTGGTATCGGTACTTCACTGACACTGAATGGTCATCTGAAGGGTATCGTTACTGGAATTGGTGCATCGAGTATTGATGTTAAGGTTGTAAGTCAGGTTTCCACCGCAGGAACTGTATCCAATGCAGATTATGCTAAGGGTGGTGTTTATGAATTCAAAACAACATCAGCGTTAAATATCGCAGGTGCAACTGGATCCGCAACTACTTCAATTACCGTACAACGTCAAGTTGCTGGTATGTTCGCTGGTGTTGGCGCGATTGGTATTGGAACAACCATTTCGGTTTATAATCTCGGTTATACATACGCGATTGATAATGCTGGTGGAACTGCACTGGGTATCGGAGATACTGGTGTTTATCTGTCATCGACAACTGGTCTTGGTACAGAAGGATCTGGTATCAATAACCTCCTGTTGATTGGTTCTGAACTGATTGGTATTGGTCAGACGATTGTCAGTGGAACTGGATTCGTTGGATTCTCTACAAGATCTATTGATGGAACAGCTGCGGCCGCACATAACGACGGAAGCACTGTTTATGTATTAACAAATGCTGGAGCTGCTACAACAGTTACTCTGGCCGCCGCAGATGGTGCAACCACCCTTCAAGTTGACAGACTTGCAACTGGATTTGCAACTCTTGATGTAAATGACTACATTAGAGTCTCATGGGTTGGTGTAGGAACCACTGGTGAGATCATGAAGATCACTGGAGTTTCTACAAACTCTGCACTTACTCCAACTTCGACTACAGACTGGTATGAAGGTCAGACTCTTGGTCTCGACAACTCAACCGTATACTGGAAGAACGTTGCTCCAAAACCACAAACATCACAATATGCATCTACAAGAAACTCAAGATTCGATGAGGTTCATGTAGTTGTTGTTGATGATAGTGGAAAAGAAAGTGGAACCTCTGGACAAATCCTTGAGAAACACCTAGGCCTTTCCAAGGCAAAAGATGCAACTCAGTTCAACTCACCTATTTACTATAAGGATTACGTTGCAAACAATTCAGAATATCTGTTTGCTGGATATGCTCCATTGGGTAATCCAACTGGATTCTCTACTGGAAATACTGCATTCACCTCCGCAGCTTCTGTATGGGGACAAAATGCACAGGGAGTAACATTCTCTGGTATTGGTAGATCTACATATTCCTTACAGGGTGGTAAGAACGAGAGTGGCACTTACGAGAGTCCCGCCTACATCGCAACTCTTGGAGACATGATGGAAGGATACGATCTCTTTGCAAATCAAAGAGAATATCCAGTCAATTATCTGATCATGGGTCCAAGTATCTCAGGAAGAGATGCAACCACTGCAAAGGCTAACAAACTGATTTCTATTGCTGAAAATAGAAAAGATTGTATTGCAACAATCTCTCCACTGAGAGCAGACGTTCTGAGCACTAATGTTCCTCTGACAAACGCCGATACTCAGACAAATAATATTATTGCAACAATGGATCAGGTTAATTCCTCTTCCTATGCTGTTCTTGATACTGGTTATAAGTACACCTACGATCGTTTCAACAATAAGTTCCGTTACATCCCATGTAATGCTGACGTTGCTGGAATGATGGCAAGAACATCGCAAAATTCATATCCTTGGTTCTCACCTGCTGGGGTTACCCGTGGTGTAGTTAACAATGCAGTTAAACTTGCATACAACCCATCACAGGCCCAGAGAGATCTTCTGTATTCCAGAAGAATCAACCCAGTCGTTGCAGCTCCTGGACAAGGAATCATCCTGTTTGGTGATAAGACTGCTCTGTCTTACACTTCCGCGTTCGACAGAATCAACGTTCGTCGCCTGTTCCTGACGATTGAAACTTCAATCGAAAGAGCAGCACGCGCTCAACTGTTTGAGTTCAATGATTCAATCACCAGAGCAAACTTCGTCAACATCGTTGAGCCTTATCTCCGCGATGTCCAAGCGAAGAGAGGTATCACAGATTTCTTAGTTGTCTGTGATGAGACCAATAACACTCCAGATGTTGTTGACGCAAACGAGTTCCGTGCAGACATCTTCGTGAAGCCTGCTCGTTCGATTAACTTCATTGGCCTGACGTTCGTTGCCACACGCACGGGCATCAGTTTCGAAGAAGTTGTCGGTACTGTCTGATAACGTTGTTCATTCGATTAACCTAACAGGAGATTAGAAGAAAATGCCTCAGCAAATCCCTAACACAGGGGCTAATGCGAGAACCCTGGACACCTTTAAATCGAAGATGCTGGGCGGTGGTGTCCGCCCCAACTTCTTCGAAGTTGAACTTAAGTTCCCTGCTCTGGCCATCGATGATAACGATGTCAGTGACAAGGTTAGATTCCTTGTTAAAGGTGCTAACCTTCCCGCTTCAAATATTGCCCCAATCTCTGTTCCTTTCAGAGGCCGCGAACTGAAGATCGCTGGTGAGAGAACATTTGACACCTGGACTGTTACTGTCATTAACGATAGTAACTTCACTCTGCGTGATGCTTTTGAAAAGTGGATGAACCTCATTAACCGCGTTTCTGATAACGGTGGTGAAGTTGATCCTACTGTTTATCAACAGGAAGCATATGTTCACCAGTTGGGTCGTGCTCCAGTAACTAATGCTACTTCAGCACCAGTTCAAACTGGTAACACCATCCCCATTTTGCGTTCATACCATTTCCATGGTATTTTCCCAACTCAGGTTGCTCCAATCGAACTGTCTTACGATCAAAACAATGTGATCGAAGAGTTTGCGGTTGAGATGCAAGTTCAGTGGTGGGAAGCTCTGAATGCATCTGGCCAAGTTGTCGTAGGCTGATAAATAACCTCATAGGCAACGGTTTATAACATGGCTGGTAGATTATTTGGATTTTCAATCCAAGGGGCCAACGGCGATAATCTGCCTCCTTCAGCGGTTACTCCTGTT